AAGCTTTCTAAATGGAGTAAGGAAAAGTGGGGAACTAAATCAGGTAAACCTTCTGGTAAAACAGGAGAAAGATACTTACCTGAAAAAGCTATTAAAGCTTTATCTTCTAAAGAGTATGCAGCAACTACTAAAGCTAAACGTAAAGGAACTAAAGAAGGTAGACAATACGTAAAGCAACCTACAAAAATTGCTAAGAAAACTGCAAAATATAGGAAATAATTAATGAGTGATTCTTCTCCAATTAAACGTAATCTTAGTTACGATCATAACGAAGACAAAATAGTGCAACACTCTGTACAAGATGTTCAACCTTTGTTAGAACTTAATAAAAAAGAATACAATAAAGATTATGTGCATGGTGGTGTAGAAACTAAAGAAACAGGTATGCGTAAAGTTGCTAGTATTCCTCTTATCATTGTTGAAAAATGGAAAAAAGAACATGGAATAGACATGATGAATAAAGACCACTGGCCTAAAATTAAACAACTACTTAATTCAAACGAGTATAAATTTTTAAGAACACATGAAAGTAATCTCTAATGGCTTTAAGTACCTACTCAGATTTGAAAACTAGTGTAGCAAATTATCTTAATAGAGATGATCTAACTAATGTTATACCAGACTTTATAATTTTAGCTGAAAGTAGGTTAAATAGAGAACTTAGAGTTAGAGTTAATATGATTAGAGCAGAGACAACTACAACTGCTAATATACCATTTTATAATTTACCAAGTGATTTAATAGAGCTTAGAAATATTACTTACGAATCAGATTCTACTACTAGTTACGCTTTAAGTTATCTTTCTCCTGAGTCTGGTAGTAGAGAGTGGGGAGCATACACAAGTGGTTTACCTAGAGCCTATACTAATTTAGGACTTAACATTAAAATTTATCCTATACCTGATGCAGCGTATGTAATAGGTATAAATTATTTTAAAAAGTTAGTTCCTCTTTCAAACACACAGACAACAAACGATATTATTGCAAACTTCCCAGACTTATATTTATTTGCTTCTTGTTTAGAAGGAGCTATATATTTAAACGATACAGAACAAACTCAAAGATTTGGAAGTATCTTTGCAGAAAGTTTAAACAGTGTAAAAGAAGCAGAAGAGAAGGCAAGATATAGTGGAACAGTTATGCACATGACTGTTCAAGGTGATCCTGGGTCTTTAGTTCGTAGAGGTGCATAATGGCAACTAATTGGGTTGTTACACAATTTTGTATAATACAAGAATCTGGCGGTAATATTTTAACAGAAGTAAGTTCAGACTATATATCCTTAGAAGAATTTAATTCTACAGTATGGACTCCTGACACTGAGGTAGGAAGTGGCTAAAGAACTTTTTGATATAAACGGTAAACAACAACCAAGGTTTAGTATTAATACTGACTTGTCTCCGTATGATATGGCTCCATCTTATTTTAGTTATGGAAATAACGTAAGATTTTTAGATGGTAAAGCTGGAAAAATACTAGGGCATATACAGGTTCTTGGCGCACCAGGGAGTAGTAATAATCCTTATTGGGCTGCAAGCTGGTTACAGGGTACTACAGACCTCTGGATCTATGGTACAGCTACAGGACTACGGAAAATCACAGGAACGACTCACGCAGACGTTACACGGTCTTCTGGAGCCTATACAACAATAGCTAGTACTACAAACAACTGGCAAGGTGGTATACTTGGTGGTGTTCTTGTATGTTGTAATGGCATAGATGCTCCTCAAAGTTTTACTCAAGGTGGTTCTGTGTTTACAGATTTAGCACAGTGGCCAGCAACATTAAAATGTAAAACTATTGTACCTTTTAGAAACCATTTAATTGCTTTGAACCTTACAGATAGCTCTAGTGGTTCAGCGGTAAAGCAACCATTTACTCTTAGATGGAGTGACGCTATACCGTCTGGTGCAGATAACAACGGTAGTAACACTTGGGTTACTTCTGCTAGTGCTTCTGAAGCAGCTGATACATCTCTTACAGGAACTAAAGGACATATCCTTAATGCTATGCAGTTAGGCAACTTGCTTATGGTTTATAAAGAGGATAGCGTATATTCTCTTAACTATGTAGGTGGTGCATTTACTTTTAATATACGTGAAGTATTTAAAGATACAGGATTGTTTAGTAGAGATGCTATAGTTGACTTAGGTAATGGTCAACACGTTATGGTAACAACTAACGATGTTGTCATACACAATGGTAACTCTATTCGTAGTGTTATAGATGACCAAATGAAAACATTTTTGTTTTCTAAGATTGACTCAACATATTATTACAAAACATTTTTAGTACATAATAAAATTAAAAACGAAGTATGGATATGTTTTCCAGCTACAGGAGCTACTGGAGGGTATATAGATACAGCGTTAATATGGAACTACATTGAAAACACTTGGGCTACTAGAGATTTACCAAATGTAAACTACATAGCTAAAGGTTTGGTAAACCCTGCGCTAACAAATACATGGGCAGCAGCTACAGGAACATGGGAACAGAATACTCTTAATTGGGGTCAGCAAGAATATAACCCTGCTATTGATTCTCTTCTTATGTGTGGAACGTCTGATAATAAATTTTTTCTTGCAGACTCAGGTGTTACTTTTGATGGAACAAATTTTACAACAACATTAGAACGCAGAGGATTACACGCAGGTAGAACTGATGCTGTTAAAAGTATAAGCAAAGTCTTTCCTAGATTAGAAGGAACTGGAACAGTTGATATAAGTATAGGATCAGAGTTATCTCCTAATGCTGGTGTTGCATATAATGATCCAGTATCTTTTACAATAGGAACAGATAATAAAGTAGACTGTAGGGTAAGAGGAAGATTTGCAGCTATTAAGATTGAAGCTGATACAGCTACTCAGTTTAGATTATCAGGGTATACTATAGAATCAGAAGTTGTTTCAGACAGATGAGTAGAGAATTTCTTAGGTTTGATCCTACTCTTTGTCCTACAGAACTAGAAGAAATACCACGTTTCTTAGACAATATGTTTTTAGAAATTAGAACTGTATTAGATTTAGTAAGAGATGGTCACTTAGATGTTACAAATGTTGAGCCTACTAATCCCTATCAGGGAGATATAAGATATGCTGATGGTACTAACTGGAACCCAGGAAGCGGAGGAGAAGGAATATATTTTTACAACGCCGCTGGTGCATGGACTAAGTTATAAATTAGTTAACAGAGAAAGTAATCTTTTAAAAAATAAAGTAGTTCAATGTTACAAGTATCTTGACAAAGTTGTAGAAAAAGTAGAGTGCAGAGATATATACAATACTGAAGATTTAGTTAAACAAGTTGTTTCTGGTAAAAGTGACTTTTGGATTTCAACAGATAAAAATAATAATATTAAAGGATGTTTAATTATAGGAGTTGCTTCTTACCCACAGTCACTAGGTATCTCTGCTGAAGCTGTAGCTGGTAAGTTTGATTTTTACAAATTAGTTCCAATGTTAGAAAAGTATTATAAAAATTTAGGGTATGAGTTTTTTGAAATGACAGGTCGTAAAGGCTGGATTAGAAAGATGGAACCGCTAGGATATGAATTTAAAAGCGTAACGATTAGAAAGAGATTATAAAATGAGTAAGTTATTTAAGTCACCTGCCCCAACAATTATACAAACACCTTTTCAATCTACTCAAGACTCATCGGGTAAGGTGCAACCTTTTGAACCTGTCATACCTTTTATTGAGTTTTTGTTACCTGAGATAGCTGGACAGTTTACAGATGCACCAGAGTTATTTACAGATAGTTTAGTTCCTCAAGACTCTGCTCAAACTTTAGCAGCTAGAAATTTGTATGGACAAGTAGGTGACTCAGCAGCAGCATTAGCTCCTTCATATAATCAGTTGTTTCAAAATGATCTAGCTAGAGCTACAGCTGATCCTTTACAGGATTCTATTTACCAAGCACAAACAGGAGTTATAGCTGATAGAGCTAGAGAGTTAACTGAAAGAGATAAACAGTTAGCTCAAGAGCAAGCTATACAAGCAGGACAATTTGGACTCGGTAGTTCAGCCTTGGGAGAGTTACAAGCATTACAGCAAAGTAAACGTGAAGAGGTTATACAGAAACAACTAGCAGACTCATTGGCTCAAGCAGAGCAACGTAGAATAGCTGCTGGTCAACGCGCACCTGGATTTGCCCAACAAGCACTACAGGCGCAGTTAACTCCTGCTACATTACAGGAAGCTATAGGACAAAACATAGAAGGAAGAGAAGCAGCACAATTATCAGACCAAGCTCGTCTAACACAACAAGGTCAAGAAGCTAAAAGAGCGCAGCTAGTTACATTAGCTAACTTAATGGGTGGTTTAGCTGGTCTAGGTAGTCAGACACAATTAACAGGAACTACTAGTGGATTTGGTTCTCAAGCATTTGCAGGTGGCCCAAGTCCTATAATGCAAGCAGCATCGTTAGCTGGTAGTTTAAAAGGCGCAGGAGTATTTTAAAAATGGGTATATTTGGTCAACTTGAAAAAGGAGTAGATTCTTTATCAAAGATTGGTGTTGATCTTTTTGATTCTACTTTTTCTGATCTTATAGAAATAACAGATGAAGAAGAGGTAGATAAACTTAATAAAATAGTAACAGCTATTTCTGAAGGTGGAGGTAAAATACAAGGTATACAGTCTGGTCTTGATGTTGAAAATAAATCTTTAGATGATGAAACTGTTACTAATGTTTTAAAAGATCAAGGTGTTATATTTAAAGAAGGAAAGTATTATAAAGAAAAACCTGCTCAAGCTCCTGCTGCACCTATGGATCTTAGACCACAAGAATTAAGAAGACAAGGCGCACAATCACCTACAATGGTAAGCCCTAGCGCAAGAGGATATAGAAATACAGACCCTTCTCCGTATGAAACTCCTAAGTATTTAACAAATTCAAATATGTATAACCAAGCTGTAGGAAGATTGATTACAGGATTGTTAGGTCAATCTATACGTGACCCTAATTTACAAAGATTACTATAGGATAAAACAATGGCTGAACTAGATAGATTAAATTTTCCTGTAACAAGAGAGCGTGACCCGTTAGCTGAAGTTCGTATGCAAAATTTTTTAAACAATATTGCAAGAAATCAGGTTAATAATATAGGTGGAAGTAAAATACAAGATATACAATCTGGTCTTGGCCCTAATGAATTTGTACCCGGTTTTTGGGATTTTTTTCTTAGAAGTAAAGATCCTCTCGTTCAAGAAGCTATGTCAAGAGATAAAGGTATAAGTAATGTGCTTCGCGTTATTCGGGATTCAAAAGCAAGAAATAATGATAATGTGTCTCCTGAAATAGCCCAACCTCTTTCTACTATAGGAGAGAAACCTATTATAAATGAAGCTTTCCAACAGTTACAAGGTGGAGTAGCACCAGAAAGTTATGCTTTTGTAAAACCAGCAGATAATAAAACAGATATGACAAGTGTTGTAACTACTGCTTTAAGCCAAGGTGCTAATAACGCAAAAGAAAAAAACAACAAAGGTGTTTTAGATAGTTT